CATACTCTGGGGAGATGTCGCATCGTCCCGTGGGTCAGGTTTAGGAGCTAAAGCAGCTGGAGATGTTACAACCTCAGGAGGGGGTGGGGCAACTGCCTCTTCGCCTTTTGGAGGGTTAATAATATTTTTGTAATCACCAACATTACCGGCAACAAGGGGTAGATTCGGGTTAGTTACAGGAAGTGTCGGCCACATAATTGGAGGATTAATTCCTATAGGAGGCTGCCTATACCAATTTCCTGTAGGCAGATTTCCTGCTTGATAAGGGTCAGTAACCATTAAACCTGCTTGCGCTTTTTGAATTCCATTACCATAATTAATCTGTCCTGATTGTTCCATTTCAGCCAGCCCCATTAATGCTTCTCTACGTAATCCTTCATATGTTCCAAGTCCATGGTATCGAACAACATTAGCTGGAACAACAAGTTCACCTTCGCTCATTAATACATGTTTATCATCTGCGACTTCATCTGGAGTAGCTCCCGGAGGTGGGTCTTTTGGTGTTCCCATAGATGCCTCTTCATATTCTGGCATTGGAGAACTGCCAAGACCAATAACAACGGACATACCATCTTTATCTTTAGTAGGTTCGCCTCCGCGTTTCATAGGAAGGGGTTGCTCCATTTCAGGAGCAGGCGCACCTAGTCCTTGAGCTGGAGGAGCTGCACCTTCAAGGATTTCAGGCATAGGGGGGACACTCGCTAAATCAGTTGGTTCAGCATTTCCATCAGCCACTGGTGCTGGTGGGGTTGCCAAATTCTTTTGGCTTTGCTGCATTACAAGTTGAATAGCTTCATCTCGTGGGTCGCCTCCCGGACCACCTTTTGGTTGTGGTACTTGTGGGGGCGGCATTAATGTTGCCGGATTCCCCGCTTTTGGTCCTCCGCCCTGTGGGGCAGAATTCGCTTCTGTCATTGGCAAGTTTGCTTGCCCTCTTTGTGCTTGTGTTGCCATTATAGCTCCTCCTCTGGCTTTTCTTTGTGGGACTGCATCACTTAATGCCTTTGAAAATTCTGTGGCATCCATGCCTTCAGGTACAGGTAACGCATCCCCTAATTCTTTAGCTTTTTCTACAGCTTCTTCATTACCTAACTTATAAAGTTTTCCATCTTCATTCATTCTAATAGTTGGAACTAAAAACATTTTTCCATCTATTTCTATATCAAGAGTTCGCATCGTTTCATTATCGTCAGTCATTGGTGTACTAGAATCAAATGCTCTTGCTAACCAAGCTGGTAGATTACTTTTTTCCATTAGCGATTACTTCATCTCTCAACGTCTTAATTCTTTTTAATTCTCTTATAGCACCTTGCGCTATATGAATATCTTTTATATCTTCCGACTGTTCTAATACTATATGCATTGAGGCGATACGGTGTTCAGCATACACTTCTAAACAATCCATATTTTTTTTAACATTTACAAGCGATAATAATTTACGTGCTATCTCTGGTATCATTTTTTTCCTTTGGTAAAAATACTAAAACAAATGAATTGCATTTTGGACAGGATAAATTAGTTTCCATACTATACTCTTCATCTTCTTCCTCAATATCGTGGTCGCCTCCCCATATTAATTCTGTAGCGCAATGCCAGCAGTTCATTGTACTCCGCCAAGCATCTGTTCTAATCCTTGAGCTGCCGCAGGTTCAGCCGGAGTTTTAGGTGCACTAAAACCTTGTTCGCCCGGAACAGGTGCTTGTCCAACACCTATATTTCCTCCTCCGCCACCAGAGGGGTCTCCTGCATTAACGCCTTGGGCTGCTTCCGCATCTTTTACTCCGCCAGCAGTTTTTATTATCTCTGCTTGGACAAAAGCCTCCCGTTCATCATTAATCAATTTTTCAGAATCTAAATCCATAGCTGCGCCAAGCTCTCTTAGTATTACTGGAATTTTTAAGAACGGTGCAACAGATGGATTATTTCCAATCTGTAGTAATTGAAGAAGTCTTTGACTTCTAACTTCATTCTTCATTAAACTTTCTGTACCACGTGCTTTGACTTCTAAATCTCCACGTGCTTCAGGGTCAAAATCAAACTGCATATTAAAAGCAAATAAAGATTCGCCTAAGGGTTGTAACAAGTAATCATCTAGGTTTTTAACAACACTCTTAATACTTATTTGTGCCGCCCCCATTAACATACTGATACCAGCCGCTGTTCTTCCTGTTCCTGCAACACCTGTTTGTCCATGAGAATAGGAAGGAATACCAGTGGCGTCATCTGCAAGAACTCTTGCTTTATCAAACATCATCATATTTTCTTGACTGACGTTAGGATATTTAGTTCCGAAAAGAGCTTGACCGGGTGCTCCTCCTTGTCGTCTGAATACTTTGCCGGGATATACCTGTAAGTCTTGCCCCGGAACTAAATTAGTTTCGTCTATTTCAAATACTAAGTTTCCAGATAATACAGCGTTATCAACTGCCATTCTCATAAAGCCATTCATCAGTGTTTGAGAATCAGACATGTTTTCTGCTAACCCTACTCCAAAGAAAGAGTAAGGATTTGTTTCATACGGTGTAGCAAAGTAAGGGATACGTTTTGGAGTAAATGGATTAACTACAAGTCGTAGTATCTTATTATGACAAGTCCATATGTTAACTTGAAGTGTATCCACGTCTTTATGTTCAGAAGGGATGTCTAGTCCAGCTTCTTCTGCTAATGTTTTATCTACATTACCCCAAAATTCCAATATTTCAAAACGGTCAACATCAAAGGATGTTTCATTATCTCTTAAATCAGCTTCCCACCATTTACGGGTATAATTAAATCCCATTTCAATGCATTCTTCAATTGCATCCGAATTAAAATATGGACGTCTTTTTAATCCTCTTAATTCTGAATGACTCATTTTATGTCTTTGGATAGCATATTCAACTTCAGACATGTTATTAGCATCATAATCAGGATAAAAATTCCATATAGATACAGATTCTACTCTAGGAACTGTTTTAGTATCAGGGGTATATTCGCCTTCTTCGCTCCAATTTGCCATTTCTTTATCGAATGCAAAGGGCCCTTTAAGAATCCCTGTTCCAAACAATGCCATTTCAAAAGCTACATTACGAAGATGTTTTGATGCACTAGATTCTTCTAGCTGGTCTAATATCTTCTTTTCCATTCGTTTAGCGGCTTTTTGGGCGGGATAAAATGTTTGTGCTGTTTGAGTTAAACCAGCTCCCATATTTAATTTATCTTTTAGCGAGTCTAATCCTTCTTCAAAAGGACCAAGTTCCATTTCTCTTTCAAGAGATTCTTTTGTAGCACCGGGAGCTAAAGGTTTACCATCTCCCGCAAAGCCATAAACATTCTTTAATTCTTCCAAGGCATTTTCTGGGTCTTTTGGGTCAAAATGGACAGCTTCTGTTACACCATCTGGTATTCTTGTTGCTTCAACACCAAGAGGAAATCTTTGCCCTGCAAATAAAACATCAATAATTTGACCATATGCAGCCAAAACCTTTGTTTTAGTTATCTTAATAAATACTTTTGAGCGTTCTGTTTCAGTAAATTGCATATCAGTACTATACAGTCCCCTGTATTGCCTGTATGAATTAAGCCATCTTTCTTCGTCGTACCTCCTAGAATCTTCTGCTGAACTAAACTTACTAGTAACATACTCTGCTAGTTCTTCTTTAGGAGACTTTGGTACAAATACCATTGACTCAATATTTTCGTCTTCATCTGCCATGTTTAATATCCAAATACGTTATCTGCAGGTTTCCATTTTTTCATTGATTCTTCTGGGTTATAGTCAAAGATTGATTGAGAACGTGGTCTTGACATTACGCCATATCTTAAAGAATCGTACAAGTGGTCTTCTGCTTTTGTGTCTACGTCCTCCGAGTTAGTTTTATCTAAAGGTATAATTGGTAACTGTGCTATTAAATTAGTACAGTTACTAAATATAACCATTCCTGATTCGTCTGTGTCTTCATTAATTTGTAATCGCCTATGAATTTCATTTTTTCCCGCTACACGACTACCTTTACTTCTATCTGAGGGTCTCCATCTACATCCTGTTGCAATCATCTGTTCTGCTAGGGAAGGACCGGTATCTCCTCTTTTATGCCAACATGAGCTATCTAAAACGCCATAGCTAATTTGACCATCTTCTATTTCCGCTTCCATGACAGCATACGCCAAATCTTTTGCAGTATACTTTGACAAGTAGAGTTCACGGTATACAATAAGTTGCTCGTTGACTGGATTAACAGCAAACCACAAAACTGCACTGTATGAAGAGTAGCCATAATCGCACGCCCTAAATCTACGCCAATTTGCCGGAATTGCATAATTGTCCACCACATGGTATTTCCTATTGAATTCAGCAAACGCTGCACCTTCTGCAACATCCCAACTCCCTTCTAATAACTGTTGTCGCTGTGTCTCCGGTAGAGATAGCAACATGGCTTCATAATCCCCTGCGTTATACAGGTATGGATTATCCAATAATCTTGCTGGTATGAACCTTCTTTGAAAAAGGGGCATTCCAGATTTGCTATGGGCTTTTGGATATCTAAGGGTTTTCCCTGTCGAAATATCCGTTGCCCAAAATGCCTTATTCGGTGCAGAAGGGTCAATAAACATTTTCTTAACCCAACCATGTCCCGGTCCTCCGGGGTTTGTTGTTCCCCGCATGTAGACCGGTAACGAGGAGTCTGCTGTTCTAAGGCGCGACCGTAAATAATCCCAAGCATAAGGTGTCGGATACTGCGTTAATTCATCAAAACCAATATACGTAAATGCCTGACCTTGGTATCGCAGTACGTCTTTTTCCTGCTCTAAGTATGTCATCCATATACGTGCCCCCGAAGGGAATGTCCATTGACTTTTTCTTTCCTGCCATTTAGCACCCGGAAAAGCCCTTGGGTATATTTCTTGAGATTTATGTATAATCTCTCTTAATTCATCATTTGTCCTTCTAAGTATAAGAGCGTTTGTTGCACCATTGCTACAATATCTTAATGGGTCAATGATTAAACTATATGTTTTTCCTCCACCGGCTGCGCCACCATATAGTACTTCTCTTTCTGGTGCAGCTAGAAACTCTGTTTGCGGACCGGGGTTAGCTCTAAATAAAACTTCCTGTTCCGGCTGTTCTTCTGACGAAACAACATCAGGATTAAATGTTATATTGTCATCAGGTTTTTTATCTTGCGTCAGGTCTTTTAGTTGTCGTTGAGTATGCCTCAACTTCATCTTTGCGGACCTTATTTTTTTGCCTTTATTATTCTTAGTCTTAGGCGTTGCCTTCGACTTGAATCGCGGCAGTAAAGCGTTTTTGTTGAGCATCTCTTCTTCTGTCAGCTTTATCTTTCTTCATACGTTTCCATAGTCCCATAGAACTAATTTTTCTACCTGTGTACTCCGTTAACCATCGTGCTACTTCAGAATATGTGGACTGCTTCAAATATTGTTCTGCTTGCTCTAATGCATCAAGCTGTTCATTAATTGGTTCTAAAACATATCTATTTTCTTGGGATTGCTTATATCCCCAAGGAACTGTAGGTCCTTTTAAATTATTGTAGCGGCTCATTCTCTTCCTTTTTTGCAGGTAAAACAAACAAACCAACAGGCTTATTCGTTTCTACATTTATCTTTTCTACCTTAGAAAGACCTACTCTGTCAAGTATTTGTTGTGATGCCATTAACTTTTCTCTAACACCGAGTTCAGTTGGGTCATCTAAAACACCTACCATAGACATTACAGCTTTAGGAGCATTAGCTGCCATTTCAAGTTCTGCACGTTCGATTATCTCCTGACGTACAGATTGTAATATATGATGAGGATTAGTATTTTCAGAGTATCCTGCAAGCCGCATAGCTTTAGCGTGGTTTCCTTTAGCTTCGCCAAATAATGCATTTAAAAATTTTTGTTGTAGTTCTGTTAGTTCTTTACGCACGTCTATTTTTCTTTCCTGCAGTTTTTGTCCTAGCAAAAGAACGGTTACTGCTTTTTGATTTAACGGACAATTTTTTATTATTCATTGGATTGCCGCTTGTATGATGGACATCTTTGCCATCGCCTTTATGTACCACACCCCGTTTCGCCATGATTGCTCTGGCTTGATTACGTGAGCCACGCCTTTTTATCTGATTAGGGCGCTTATGGTAATTATCATATTCTTTTCTATAATTTCTCTTTTTAGTCATTCTACTCTCTAAATTGTTTTTTTATACTTTTAATTACAGTCTTTAAATTAAACGGTTTTTCATTTGGTCTATACGGACACTGATACTCTTTGGGACATTCCCCTGCATCATAAGGTACATACTCTCTATACTGCGTATTATTTGCTCCTAAAAAAACACAAACCCTCTGGTTATTACCTAGTATCTGACTTGCCAATCTACAAGTGGTCATCTTCTGAGTAGTAGAATCGTTTTCTTGACCCCTAGCTTCCTGAGCACCAATAAACAAGTAAATACATATAAATAGAAAGAGAATAGCTAAGTTGAAAGACTTATTATCCATACCATCCAGCCTATGGCACTTATACCAACTAAACATGCAATACCAATAATAGTATAATCTCGTATGTGTTTATTCCTTTCTTGCCGGGCATATATTGCTTCCTGACGAGCCTTTCTAATTCTACCTTCTTCTTTTATTAGGTCGTCCCATGCCGTAATGCCATAATGCCCTACTAAAAAATTCCTAAGTTCTTCTCGTTGTTTTGCTAACTTTTTTTTGGCTGAAAAACTTTCCATGGCTACTTGTTCGATTGAGCCATTAAATAATTTATCTAATGCAGAGGGACTGTTGGCGTTTTTATGTACGTTGTCAACGTCACTTACTGCACTCATCCAGCGTCCTAATTCGCCAGATAAATCTTCTATTTCTTTCCCTAGCATTATGGCTTTTTTTATGCCATTGTAGGCAGCTGTTGCTCCTGAAACTGCAGCTGAAAGAGTAATCGGGTCTAACATGTTATTATTTGTCTTTCGGTAAACAAACTGCAACTACTTTATGCTTAGTTCTGCCATCGTTGCTTGGTATAAGCGGTTGGTTATTAATCCTTTCTGCAAAGTATCTACATCTGTCGATATCTGCAAATGTTTGTGTTTTATTTTGAACTGCTGAGCCTAGATAGACAAACAGTACAAACTCAATCACCTTTTACGGGTGCTGCCACCTTTCGACATACGTTTCTTACCATACATCATTCCCCCACCCATCATTTTTTTTCTTGCGGCTGCTGCAGCTTTTTTCCCTGCAGCCGTATAGGGAAAATGTTTATTACCTACTTTTGGCATGCTTTTCCCCCTCTAGCCATTCAAAAAATCCAAGTCCCCTTTTTTTAGGAACTCCTAACCATTCAAAAAATGGTTTTGATTTTTTAGTTTTTGTAGATTTCGCTACATTAATTTCCTGTAAATCATTTTTTTCTAGAGCCATAAAACATTCCGCCTTTCCTGAAATCTTTATGCACAACTTTCTTAGTGGTGCTTTTTTTAGCTTTCTTTTTAGCTTTCTTTTTAGCTTTCTTTTTAGATAACTTTATTTTACCGCGTTTGCTTCTTAAATCATTATCTGCTTGAGCACTTAATAAATACTCCTGCAAACTCATATAGTCATCTCTGCCTAAATCAAAATAGTTCTCTCTTTTAAGTTGTTCAATATCAATTTCAATTACTTCATCATCAGCCATTAGTCTCTTCCTTTTACTTTGCCGCCTTCTTTGGCTCTGACATTTGCACTAAAAACATCTTTAGTTCTAGGAACATTTGTTGGTAAATCCATAATAGCTTTAAAGGCGTTAGCTTGCCTAGCAGCTTCTTTAACTAAATCTGTGTTTGATTTGCGCGGGTCTTTTTTCATCATTTTTAACCCCAATGCTAAATCTTTGTCAGAAATACGTGGATTAGCTTTTAGCATTTCTTTTACTTTTTCTCTATCTCTATCTGATAATCGGGCATCTGCACGCGCTTTTGTTGCTCTTTTCATCACTGCCGCATGCGCCTTGTCTTTTTGGTCCTTCTTCGCTTCTTTTCGTCGTTGTATATCTTTTTGTGCAATTCCTACTATA